TATATCAATAAAATAGTTAAGAGAAATTATCCTAAGTTTGGCAGACTTTATGCCATTTTTATTTAATCATTCTTAACTTTATAACTCTCATTATAAACTCGAATAATCTCATCAAACTCTTTCATCATACCTGATTTAAAATTATCATTAGAATATTTTTGTTCTAAAATATACTTTCTGATAAACTCTTCATAATCCAACTGAATTGAAACCTGTAACTCCTCTTCAGTCATTTGAGTTGACTTTTCTATTTCTTCTTCAGATTTGACTATATCATCTAAATATTCAACTGAAGCAAAATTACCAACTTCCAAAAGAGTTTCTAATTTTCTTCTTAGTTTACGATTACTTACCAACAAATTATTTGATATAGTTAAATCCACATAATCCTTTGAATCTTTTAAATTATCCAACTCATCTATATCAGATTCTTGTTTCACCGTGAATTTCTTGAAAATAGGTGATACTTTATTTGGAAAGAATTGTTCCGAACCGTCAATGGTATCAATTACAAATATTCCCTTCTGGTCTCCTAAGTCATTTCTATCCATTTGAAAAATTGAACCAACAAAAGTAAAATGTTGATTAGATTGTAAAAGATGTATGTGACCCGATCTAACTTTCTTGAAATTTTTAAAATCTTCTATATCTATTTTATCACTATTCTTATGAGCAACAGATGTTAAGTGCATTTTACAGCCATTCAAATCAGAATGACAAAAAAGATAATCACAATCTTTATTAGCATTGATAATTTTTATTTGTTCAAGACGACTTTCAATATAAGGCATCATTAATATTTTCAAACCATTATATTCGAGTATATCGGGTTTATCATAAATCTTAACATTAGGTATATATCTAAATGGTCTAACGGTATTTATTTCGGAGGCACTTTTTGACCACAAATCGTGGTTACCAACGATGATGTGTAAAGGGGCTATTTTAGATATCTCTTCAACTATATCCATACCATAATTAAGAAGATTTATTGGAATCACATTTCTATTATCAAAAAGATCCCCCAAATGAACAATTATATCATGTGGTTCTACTTTTTCTTTTAAAAGAGGAATCAAAAAATCAGAAAAGTACTCTTTATGAACCTTGAACCATTTATCAGCTGAATTTGGATATCCAAGTCCTATGTGTGTGTCACCAATTAAAAATATTTTACTCATACTAATTATATGAAAAAAAAATAGAAAGTCAAAAAAAAGGAAGAACTCACTTATGAATATATAGAAATGATGAGAAGTTATAAATATAAATTAAATGAAAACTATTTTGAAAAAATCGATAATCATGAAAAGGCATATCTATTAGGATTTATCTTTGCTGATGGTTGTGTAAGAGTAGTAAAAAGAAAAAATACAGATTCTTTTATTTTTAGATTAAAAATTCACAAAAAAGATAAAAAGATAGTCGAAAAGCTTGCCGAATCTATCGAATCTAACTATCGAATTTTTGAGAATGAGAATATGTGCTGGATTTCAATTACTAATAAAAAATTTGTTGAAAACTTAATAGCAATTGGATGTGTTCCAAGAAAAACAAAAATTCTGACTTATCCAAAGATAGATGAAAAATTTAATAAATCATTTATTCTAGGATATTTTGACGGAGATGGTTCTATGTCAATAAGTAAAAATTGGTTTAATTTCAATTTATTAGGAACTCAGAGTTTTTTATCTTCTGTTAAAGTTATATTAGAAGATAACAAAATTTTCACATCAATTCCAAAAAAATATAGCGGAATGGGAGATGTTTTTCAATTAACGATTTATGATAAGCAATCTATCATAAATCTGAGAAAATATTTCTATTCAGAAGATATTTTTTATCTAGAAAGAAAAAAAGAAAATTTTGATAAAGTTGAATATAAAAGGGGTAAAAGAATATTGTCTAATATAGATGAAAGTATTGTAATTAAAAACTATAATAAAATTCCACTTAGTAAAATCGCCATATTAACTAATTCCTCTATTTCATCGGTTTTTAGAGTTGTAGAGAAACTAAGAAAGAAAGGAATAATTGTAGAAGAATCAAAATTTAAGAAATAAATTCTAAGATAGCAATAAAAAAGAAAAAGTCGATGTTTTCACATCGACTTTTTCTTTTTCTAAAGTATTTGTTATTAATATCCAGCCACAAAAGGAGGTTGAATAGTAAAGTTGTTATCAATATACTCATCAATCCAGTAATCCCAAACAAACTTAGCCTCACAATCTTCCCAGATGCCATTAGATCCCCAATCCAAAGATGGTGATGTAACAGAGGAAAGTTGACAGTTTTGGAAGGTAACTCTTCTAAGAACTAAACCTTTTTTATCATGTTGATTTACGATGATAGTTCCAATCATATCAGCCTTGTAATGAAGATAACCATTTTGAGAATTCCATGCTAAATCATACCAAGCTCTCAAAGTATTCCAAGTTTCCATAGAACCTTGATTGTTAACATTCACATTGAATTTAATATTCAACTCACCGGAAGACTTGTCTGGACCAGCATTCAAGAATTCACGAGTTGAATATTTAAAACGCTGTTGACTAGCAGCAATCTCTTTGTTAGTTACTGATAAGTCAGCGTTTTTAGCTTGTTGTAAAAGCAACACAGGATCTCTACCCTGAGCTTGTAAAATTGTAGGTAACACGAATGTTATCTCAAATAAGTTCATATATACCGGTTCTTGTGGTTGGGTTCCAGGACCTCCAGGTGATCCGGTCATTTGTAGTTGAGTAAAGTGCGGCAAGGGCATTTTATTTATATTATTTTTTGTTTAACTAGTTTAATCTAGTTATGTTTTATATATTCTGTTTCTTTTTGTCTCTATTATATATCAATGAAAAAAAATGAAAAAAAGACATATAGGGAGGACAAATAAAACAATATATACATTATAATGGAATGTAAATATAGAAATTGTAAAAATAAAGTTACGGAAGGTAGATTAGATAAAGTGTATTGTTCCGTGAATTGTAAACGAAATGAAAAAAAATATAGACAAAGAGAAAAGAAAAAATGCCAAAAAAACTAACACAACAGGAATTCTTAAACAAGTGTCATAAGATACATGGTGATAAATATGATTATTCCAAAACGACCTATATTAACACAAGAACTAAAATAACCATTATTTGTGATAAACATGGTGAATTTCAAATTACAGCTGATAATCATGTTAATCAAAAGCAAGGCTGTTGGAATTGCTTTCTCGATAAACACAAACTGACCGAATTAAGTCCAGAAAGATTAGAAAATCTCAAAAAGATTCACAATAACAAATACGAGTATAAAGATTTATCAGTTACAAAGGGGTTTATCAATATAATTTGTCCAAATCACGGTGATTTTACTCAATATCTTTATTTTCATGAATATGGACATGGATGTTCAGAGTGTAATTCGACTTCAAGGGGAGAAGATAGGATAAAATCCTTTTTAGAATCTCTAAATATACAATTCAAAAGAAATTATGAATTTGAGAATTGTAAAAGAGTTAAGAGATTAAGGTTTGATTTTTATTTACCGGAAATGAATATGTACATTGAATATGATGGTGAGCATCATTTTGAGGAGAATGAATATTTTGGTGAGGGTAACTTAGATTATATAAGAGAAAATGATAGAATTAAGAATGAATTTTGTCAAATCAATAATATAAAAATGATAAGGATTCCTTTTTATGACTATGAAAAAATCGAAACTATATTAGAGGATTTAAACAGAACAAGGAAAAAAAGATATAAGTATATATAAATCTATAAAAAAATAATATTTAATATGTCAGGTAAATTATCAGAAGAGGATTATCTCAAAAAACACATACAAGAAGCGGAAGGTGGAGCTGAAAAAGTCAATCCAAATCAAAGTATGTTTGATTTTGTAAATCAACCTCAAACAAACACAAATCGTGTAACTGATTTACAGTTTTTAACTTTTGATATTAAAGAGTTACCCTGTGGAAAGTTTTATCCACAAGGAACGACTTTCTTAGTCAGAGCGGCACAAGTCAAAGAAATACAATCATATTCTATGGTTGATGATAATAATTTCTATGATATTGTAGAAAAAATGAACGATATGTTACAAGCATGTATTCGTGTCAAATATGCTGATGGCAAAATGGGAACTTATTTAGATATCAAAGACCAAGATAGATTGTATCTAATCTTTTTGATACGTGAATTGACTTTTCAACAGGGCAATGCTTTGACAGTTAATGTAAAATGTACTTGTGGTGCTGAAAATTCTGTCGAATTAGTTAGATCTAATTTTAGATTTCACGAGATTGATGAAAAACTTGATAAATTTTATGAGAAGGGCAAAAGCTCATTTTCTTTCACAACTGTAAATGGAAAAGAGTTTGAATTAACACCACCAAATATCGGTTTACAAAAATCTTTTGCTGACTACATCATCAAGGAAAATAATGAGAAAAGACCACCAAATCTAGCTTTCTTGAAAATTATTCCATTTATGTTAAACGGAAGAACATCCATTACTTACGAAGGTATTAAAGTTAAGCTTAAAGAGTTTGAAGATTTGGATGATATATCTTTTCAATTCCTAAATGCAGCTGTAAGCAAGATGACTTTCGGTGTTAAAGAATTAGCAAAAAATTGCCATGCGTGTGGAGTGGAGGTCCGCACTGAAATGACATTTCCCAACGGAGCGTCAGGTATTTTCGTTGTTCATGATGCCTTTGAGACCTTTATTAAAAAATAAACTTCTACTTCAAAAACACTATCACGTTCAAGAGGAAGCAATTGATAACTGGCCATTCTGGATGTTAGAGGAAAACATCTCAATCGTCAATGAATTGACTGATGAAGAGGAAAAACAGAGAAAGAAAGAAGAAGAAAAACAACAAGGATCAACTCCAAATTTTAATCCAAGTTCCTATATGAACAATATGAACAGTATGGTAAATAAATTCAAATAGTAAAATATCACAAAGACGCTTTCAGAGTGGATTAAAACAAAAAACCCAGAGAATCTCTGGGTTTTTCTTTTTTGTAATATTTCATTAAGATGTAATGAATCCACCTGCTTGAATTGCTCCGGTTCTGAGGATTGTGATATTATTCACAATGATTCCCATACCTTTAATTGGTTCAACGTAGGTATCAAGAACACCGATTTGGTTATCGATAATTTCTGATGTGTTGTTCTCTTCATCACATTTGTTGAAGTAGTTGTAAAGACCGTTTTTAGAAACGTATTTTTCACAAATTACATCAGCTCTCAACTTAATTTCAGCTCTGATTTCAGGTGTGTTGAATTTCCATTGAAAATCTAACAACATTCTTGATAATTCTCTCTCAAGTTCAATCAACACCTCTCTAACGTGAATGTATGAAAGTGCGGATCTGTAAAGAGTTTGAGCTGTATTTTCAGTTTCAATTACATAACCTCTATTTCTCTTGAACACAATTGGGTTCATTTGAGCCTGGTTAAGCCATTCAATATCAGTTGGTGTGAAGTCACCTTCAAGACCGGCAATATTTGTAATTCTACCGTTTGTAACACCAGCCGCAATTGTCCAAGGAACGATTGTTGTAACTGTTGAGTTATGTTTTCTCATATAAGTCAATCCAACATAAGCTGAAGGTGGAACATCAACTGGTCTACCATTATCATTTACAGTTAAGTAAGGTGTAAAGTAACCTACGGCAGAAACACCGCGACCGTCACCAAATGAGTAAAGGAATGTTGGATTACTTTCTGGGTCACCACCCTTAGCGATAAACTCAGCTTGTAAAACTCCCTCTGAATTAACAAATGAAGGAGAAGTTGAATTTTTGAATGTTCTCAATGATGGCATGTTGATTATACCAAAACAGTCTAATCTATCACCACAGATATCAACTAACTGTTGTTTACTTCTCTCAGTTAAACCTAAACCAAAAGAGTCAATCAAGTATCTGAAGTCAAATGCTTCTTTGTTAGTTACCGCTTTGAATATTGGTGTACCTTTCGCAACTAAATCAAGAATTGCTTGTTGTTTAGCCTCTGTACCATCAGGCAAAGAATCTTGTCTAATTCTGAATCCTTTCAAACTAATTGCTTTGTAAGTTGATACATAATCATCAATTGATGTATATCTGAATGTTTGTTTATCACCAGTACCAAAATCATGAATCTTTATCTCAGAGTCACAAGTAATCTCAACCAAGCTAGAATCACCTGTCCAAGTTTTCTTAGAAAGAATTCTAGTAAGTTTCTTAGGCATTTGATTTGGCTCTAAAGACGCAGTTGCATAGTTCGCTTCAAGATAATCACCAATTTTAACTTCAGTATATCTTGAACCTCTTACAAGTATTTTGTTAGGACTTGTAACGTATCCACTTGGAAACTCCAATTCTACACTTTGTTTGTAGTTAGAATCCAAAGATTTGACCCAAGTTAGATTATTAGCCCAAAGTGGTTCACCAGCACCATCTATACTATCAAATGAAACAGCGGACTGAAGAAGTGAATCTTCAAATGATGTTTTAAGGTTCAATTCACTATCAAGATACATATCTAAATAGATTGGTCTATCATTGAAATTGTTGCTATAAGCGAACAAGTTATTAAGGGTAGCTAAGAACTCATCCTTAACATTCTGCTCAACTTCAAATGCGAAATAGCTATAGGTTGCAGATGTTGCAAATCCAAAAGCTGTTCCAGATAAGGTATCTAAAGCAAATGCTCTAGTAGTTGCAGTTAGAGGTGTTGACTGACCAGTTAATACGGTCAAACCACCAGCTAATTGAAGAGCCTCGTTTGTAGCATTATTCAAACCAGTATCAGCTAAAACTTTGAATACTCCTGTATTTTGTGCACCAGCTAGCAAGAACTCATAGTCATCGACAACACTATTGAAAAAGTCGTTATTTTTTGTTATAATCTCCGACATTGTAAGTCCAAAATAATTGGTCTCTGTTTGGTCTACACCAAATACAATGTAATCAAAACCAGCAAGTAAAGGACTAACAGATTCACCGGACATCCAATAAACTTGAAGAGGTGAGTAGTTAGTTTTCTGATAGATTACATCAGTTGTATTGATAAATCCTTGTTCGTAAGAGGTATAGAAGTTTGAATATCTCGCAGCAACACCCACTGTACCAGCAATTGTTGACTTAGTTTCAAGACCTTGTTTACCAAGTATGAACTCATTATCCAATTTGTAAATTACCAACGGAACATTGTAATCGGCCAAAGAAGAAACATCAGTTCCAGATACAAAGTAGTTATCTACATAATCATCTTCAACAACTACATTACTTGAAGGATTTGTAGATGGAATTGCACCTACGATTTCAAATGACCTATTAAGAGTATTAACATCTTTAATATTTCTAATAGTTATTAGTGATAAACTTACTTTTTGGCTGAATCCATCTAAAGCATATGTATTAGGAATTGGATCGAAAAGCAATACACCCTTATCTGAAGATGAACCATTCAAATAATCTAACAAATAATTAAATGTTTTAATCTTTCTATATCTCTCATAATCTCTTGGAGTAATAGATTGATTTGTATCAGGGAATTCTACTTTGAATGAAGCAGAACCTGTTATAGTATAAGTAAAGTCAACACCCGCTGTTAATGGTTTGAAAGCTGAATCAGCAGCACCAACCACTGTACTATCAATTGTCACATCGTGGAATGTTACAGATGCTGTAACAAATGCACCAGCAAAGTGTGAGAATGATGCGTAACCTAAGACCACATCAGTAGCAGCTACCAAAGGTTTAGTATTAGGTGAAGTTGTTTGAACAGATTTAATTTTACCAGTAGTATCAACAACGAATGCAGAATAGAATGATTTAGCTGTAGTCAAAGTTAAATTATTATAGTAACTTGAACTAAGGTTTAAAACACCATTTGTATTACTTGTACCGTTTGGATCAGATAAAGTATCATTAATTTCAACATATTCACCACCAATTACAACGTAACCATTGTTAGAAGTAGCATCAACATCATAAGTAATAGAAACTGTCAATCCAGTAGCTGCTGTACCAGCAACATAAACATCATTGACATATCCTTCTGAGAACCAGTATGTTCTTTCAGTCGAATAAACATATCCTTCTTTTACACCACCTTGAACACCAGCAAGTGATAAATCACCATTTAGGTAAGAGTGGTCACCGGCAGCACTTGGCTTAGATTGAGTTCCAAATAAAGCCATAGCATTACCTGGTCTATCAAGAACTACTTGTGTAAAAGGATTACTTTCAGTAATAGTTTCCTCATATGAAAGAAACTTAATTTTGACTTCACCATCACCACTACCATCGTTAGTATCTAACTCTTCGAAGTTAGTATATCCTGATGTAGGTGGATTAGAAAGCAAATCATCACCAACTAAGTTATTACCAATAAGGTCAACAAGACCTGTTGGATAATCGGTTTCAAAAAGGTCAGCATTGAACGAACAGAAAACACCATGTTGGTCTGTTCCTCTATTAATTACAGTCTCAATAAATATATTTTGACCATTCAAATCTCTAAAATATGGAATTAAAGACAATCCATCAGCATAAGCCAAGGTAGTTACATTTCTATCATTAGTAAAGTTAATTACTTGATCCTTTCTCAAACCAGTAGCTGAGAAATAATTAGAAAATCTAGGATCAACTGACAAACTTCTATAATCAGAATAGTCACCAGCTACCACAACCACATCAACTAAATAATCAGATGCTAAATCAGTTGCATTCACATACGGAGGCATTTTTTCAATACCACCATACCACTCAAGTAGTGGTCTATCAAAACCAACTTTCTTTGATTTGAAAACAAAGATAGTCACATACTTATCAGATAAGTTTGTGAAGTTTAGTACTCTCTTTTCATAATCAAGGTCAGCTTTTGTTATATTGATGAATGATTCTGTATCTCTTTTCCAGAAACCAGTAGTATCGAAAAATCTTCTATAAGGTGCCAATCTCTCAACATCACTCTGAGCAGTTGTTTGAGCAGAAAGAGATTGATACTCGATTCTGTCAAGTGAGTCATCAGTTAGCAACAAGTTAATTGCGAACACAGGAGAAGTTTCCAACATCTTAGAAATAGTTCTGTGGAAGAAAGATCCCTTTCTTTCCAATTGTCTATCAAGAGGTCCAAATATATTTTCCAATTCACCAATAGTTTTTAGTAAAATAGGTGTGTTAACTGGACCTTTCTTGGAAACCCCGATGACGGTGTTTGTTATACCCTCTACAATCGGACTTGAAATCACTGATTGATCAAATTCTTCGATGAAGATTCCTGGTCTTTTGTATTTACCGATTTGGATTGCCATATTCTTTAAATTTATTTTTTATTTATGTTATATATAAAATAGAAAAAACCATATTTTTCTATTTTTGACTAAGATTTTTAATTTTCTGCTCTTCTATTTTCATCATAGCTTCGAAATTGGTCTTCTTAGTCTTATAATTCTTATCAATCTTAGCATACTCTGATTTATTATAAAGTATTGTTTGATTTAAAGTATTCAAGTAAGTTCTACTTTTTTCGATTCTTTCTGATACTTTAGCCTTTTGTGAACTATTATCTAACTGATTGAATCTATCCTTTAAATCATTCATTTGCTTTGTTAACTCATCTACTCTTTTTTTATCAGTTTCAATCTGAGTCATTAATCTATCAGCAGTTCTTTTCAAAGTATAAACACTCTCTAACTCTTTTAGATATCGATTCCTTTTTTTAAAATCTCTTTCGTTAGCATAAACATTTTTTTGTAAATCTAGATTTATTTCAGAATCCTGTCTTTCAGAATCATCGAATATTTTTTGCATTACGTCTTTTTTAGATCTATAATAGGCAATATCTTTTTGAATCATACTCAAAGATTCTTTATTTACTTTCTCATTGTCTTTGGATATCTCATTTCCTTCTTCTGGAGATTCTTTAATATTAACTTCATCTTGTTCTAAGAACAGCTCAAATCTTTTAAGAAATTTCATATACTATATATCAAGTTATTTAAACAAAAAAACCCGATTTAATCGGGTTTTCTTTACTTGAACTTTGAAAGTTGTGTTTGATATTTAGTTTTTATTTTACTTAACTCTGAATCTCGTTGCGAATCACTCACTAATCGCTTTTGATATTTTTCTTGTAAATTAACAACATCGGTTAGAAAATTCCAATACATCTCAGCTAATTTGGGATTGACTAACATTTTACCTTCTTCACCTCTCACATCACTTATAAAATGTTTACCATTTATTACAAGTGAGTAGGAATTTTCTTTAAAAGTGCCCCAAATCTTAGAACTTTTTCTATGCTTTGAGTAATTTTTAAGTACCGCAACATCAGTGACATCAATTGGAGTATTTCGTTTATCTTTAGATTCGATTTTTCCAACCTTTGTAATTTTAGTTTGAGACTTCGGAACTCTCATAATTCTAGCCTCTTTCACTTCAACTGACTTATCAATAGAAGACTCTTGTTCCTCTTTTTTCTTCTTGGTTAATGTACACTCTCTTCTATAATCTGCAAATTTCTGAACCTCAATATTTTTTATATTTTCCAATAAATCCTGAAACACTTCTATTGCTTTAGAATCAAATTCATATTTTTTTCCGAATCCAAACAACTCATTCGTAGAAAATTTATCAAAATTAAGTATCTCTATCATATCAAGTTTGGTTTAATTTTATTAATGTAATTTTTAATATTCTTCTTTTGATTCTGATTATCAAATTTACAATCTTTAAAAGGACTCTTCTCTTTATTATCAATGAGTACGAATGGTTCTGACTCTATCTTATAGTCCAAAATTCCTTCAGCATCTAATTTTCCATATACATCCCAAGTTTCAAGTTTTATAGTCTTACCATCAATAAAATTTTGTTGAGTATTGACATCAAACTTAACAACTTTAGCATCGCTTACTGGATTTCTTTTTTCAGAAACACTACAATTTTTAGTATCAAAAACAAAAGAGTCAAAAACTAAGAAATAAACAGAGTTTTGAATTTTTTTCAGAGTATAAAAATATTTATTTTTACCGTTAGCCTTAATTCTAAAAACCAACCCTTCAGACTCATCACTCTTAAAATAATCCTTAAAAGCTGATTTGCCTCTAATCTCATCGACGATATTCCACTTTTCAAATTTACATAAAGTTTGTTTAATCTTATCTGCTGTTCCATTATTGACATCAGCATCCTTTTTAAATCCAGAGAAGACTATACCACCTAACTTTCTAATAGAATCCTCATCAAGTCCAAAATATTCATCTAGAAATCTAGGCAATGCTCCATCTTTTTTATACATTTCTGAGTCAGATAATAGTCTATTTACGAAACGAAGAAGTATTTTACCCAAAGGCTTTGCTCCTTCAATTTCTGCTTTTCCTTGTTTAGATAAATTATCCTTACTGATTTTAGCAACCTCAGTCTTTTCTTTATAATTCCAAGCGAATTTGGCATCATCACTAAATATTGTTGTTCTGTATTTAGAATTACTCAAAATATTCATAACAGCCTCATTCCATTTTTCATATAACTCAATATTTCTATAAGGACCTGGACCGGGAGATTCAGGACTACCATCTCTATCACCCATATTTTCATATTCCATAAAAACGGATGTTGAAACTTTACCACCAGTTCTTCCAGATGGAATTATACCCGGTGTGTGCAACCTCCACGCTCTTTGAAACAATCTAACTATCTCCATAATTGGATCAGCTCCAGTAATTATAATAGTGTCACCTTCACTTCCAAGTCCTTTTATTTCTTCCACATTGGATTCTTCTATTGAGAACTTTTTAATTATCTCGTCTGTAAATAACTCATCAAACTTGTCAGAAACCTCATCATAATCAACTCCTTCTGTTTTCTCAAATACTTTTTTGAAATTGCCATAATTTGTTATTACAGATTCCTGTTTCTTTTCTACTTTTCCTGTTATACTTTTTAATGGAGCAGATAATTCCTCACCACTTTTACTCTTAAAGAAGAATCTATCTCCCTCAACTTTTGTGATTTCTTTTTCACCTTCACCCCCCTTTGTCAATTTGTACTTCACAGTATCACCAACTTTATATTCTGTTCTAACACCACCAAGTTTAGGAAGTGTCTTCTCAAGACTATTAAATGAGTTTACAAAAACTTTAACTGGATTAGTACCAAGTGCCTGACCCGTTTTAGGATCTCTACCTCTTGAACCATAGGCACTAGCAAGACCTAAGTCCTCATTGAAAGAAAGTAAGATTTTACCGAATAATGAAATTGCTTTCGGCAAATCATTGTCATAAAGACCCTCTTTTATCAAATCATCAAAGGATATTGGTTTTCCAACTGTTGACTTATTAGTAATTACTTGCTTACAAACTAAGATAATATTCTTCTTAGCTTGAATAGCCTTTTCTTTACCATCTTTAACACCAACTGATAAAAGCTCCTCTATTTGTGGAATATATTTAGAAATTCCCGACTTATTGTAAGCATCTACAACTTTTTTCCAAGCATTTTTTGCATGCAATTCACCCTTTTGTAAATTTTGTTCGACTTCCTCAAACAGTAGAGATTCATTTGATACTTTTTCAATTTCCTTTTCAACTGATTTACTAGTAGGTGATGGAGTCTTTTCGGTTTTTGACACATCTTTTGAACCAGCCGGCAATTCTTTCTTCTTACTTCTATCAAGAGCTTCTCTTTCCATTCCACTCAATAATCCAACGTACTTCTTAAAATAAGAATCAAAAAGTGTGATATTTGCTTTATCTTTTTTTAACTTATAAGAATCTAATCCAGCCTCAATCATAGGAACAAGTTGTCTTAAAATAGACAATTTATTTTCTGGTTTAGCTTTATCAAATGTTGTTTTAAGTGAATTAAATTTTTGTAAATCAAATTGTAGACCAACATTAATCTTTTTACCATATTCTTCTTCTGAAAAACGAACTACATTATTTTTAATCATGTTGTGTAAATCGACAACTGATTGTAAAAGCTTTTTAGATTCTTGGAAAAATATTTGATTATAATCACCATCACCTACATCAGATAATCCTTCTTCACCTGAATCAGAATCTTTATCAACGTTTTTTAATAATCCCTCTAAATACTTTTTGAACTCCTGAAGAACTTCTATTAGCTCCTCCTTATCTTCTAAATCATAACTTTGAACTTGACCAATTAAAAATACAATGTGTGAAATAATATTTGGAATATCTGATTCAGTACCTTCTTTACCAGATTCACCTTTAACCATTTTTTCTAATTCACCTATTAAACAACTTGTAGTAATAAATGATTTAACTCCATTATTAGCTATTACTTTACCAGAATCGACTAGTTCATCAAAAATGGATTGTAATCTTTTACCAAGAGAATCTACTCTTCTAAGGTTAATCGCAATTTTTCCCTTTCTTATAATAGAATTAATCATTCGACCCACCCAAGAATCTCCCCAATTAACATCATTGGCAAAAGCCTCATTGTATTTTGGCACACCAGTATATTTGCTATATCTTTGTGTCCTTAATGTGTCTAAGTATTGTTCTCTCGTCAAAATCTTATTCATAAATATTCTGGAGCTTTTAATTTATCAGTATATATAAAATTATAAATATCTTTTTTGGAAATTGAAAACTATTCCGTATCTTTGTAACACAAACAACGAATAATATGAACTTCTTTAATAATCTCAAAGTAATCTCAATAAGCTTGAATAAATATTCAACTATCGAAGAGTATAAAAAATTAGCTGAAGATAATAACGTTCCACTTATACCCGAAGCTATGTTAGAAATGAGAGCTAGATTTTCTAAGGCATTTGTTGATATCAATAACGGAATTGTTGTCGCGGTAGTTAGAAAAGATGGTTCATTTGCACTAACAGAAGATATGGAAAAAACACTTTCTAATATCAAACCATTGACAATGAAAGAAACTAATTCAGCTCTAAAATTAGACTACGAAGTCGATGATTTACTTGATAAAATAAATGAGAAAGGAATTGAATCTCTAACAACAAGAGAGAAACTATTCTTGAAAAGAAATTCTAAGTAATCAAAGTAAAGACAAATCCAACCCAAAAGGTTGGGTTTTTTCTTTTTTCTAAAAAAATCCACATTCACTCTAAATCAGTTTCAGATACTCAATATATAACGTAACAATTTGGTTATACGTTATTATGAGATATAAAGAACTCGTGGTTAATGGAAACATCATTAAATCACAAAACGAAATTCATAAACAATTACTCCTCAAAAAGTTTTATTGGTTGCTAGACTCTGAAATTGAGAATGCTGA